CCAGGACGTGAGTTATCATCTTTCCAGGACTGTGATCCTACGGCGATGCCGTCTTTATAGACGTGCTCGAGTACAGCGAAAGCCGCCGCGAAAGGTATCCAACCTGGGCGTTTTAGCTTATCTTCCATCGGCCATTCCCTGGCCGCGTCGATAAGCAAGGTGGTCCAATCGTCAGTTAAACGATCTAGATCACTACTACGTGAGATTTTCATTATAGAAGTTCCTCAGTATTGTGCCGTTATTGGCGCAGTGATTTTACAGGATACAGGGGCAGATTGATAGCACTGGATTCATATAGTGTGGGCACACTCACACTATGAATTCTGGGCCCCACGAAAGGGTTACAGTTCCAAACCCAACCAGTTCCAAACCGCCTGGACCTGGCGCGAGAATCCCGTCGGCAGCCGGCGCGTCTTCGAAGGTCCGGCCCTCGAGCTCGAGCAGATTCTGCCAGATCTTTCAGATCGGATAGACCAAGTGGACCCGGCATGTTAAATTCGCCCTACCATTTAATAAACAACGCAGAAAGTAAGCTTATTTTTCCCCTGATAACGCCGTTTGCTAATATTAGAATATTATAATTTTCTGCCACGGCATAGGGAGTTGCTGTTCTCGACTTGTCGAGGCCTTGTAGGTAGTACCCCCCTTTTGTTTTTATTTCTTTTTTGATATTGTCCCCATACAGCGGAGGGAATTTTGAGGCACCTAAAAAATACGACATATTTAAAGCACCTACTATTTGCCTGGAAGGTAAGCGCAATGCTTGTCCTGATATCGATTGTGGGGGTAATTCACGGTATATTTCCCTTTCTGTACGAGAGGTACGTCTCATCTAAATTAAGAGAGCTTGACGAGCTTTTAGACACTGCCTTTGAGGTAGTCTAAGGGTTAGCGTCAAACGTCGCTTAGAGAGGCTATTTGGGGGCTTAGAATGGATATTGAAGACTTTCAGAGAAGGTTAAAGCAGAAGCACTTCGACACAGAGTTTGATATGCAGAGGATGAAGTACGGTGGTGCTGATCCAATGCTAGAATTGGGGGTGAGGCTTGAGCCTCACATGCAAGTCCTGCCTAGTATATTAAAGCCATATGCGAGAAGGGTAGTAACCGCTGTTAATATCAGCCCCGGAGCGGCTAAAGACTGGTTTGGCAAGGAAAGCGGGAGCGCTCCTGAGATATATGCGAAAACCAACGACCCCCCTTTAAGCGTTCCTGAGCTATACGAAGATTTGTCCAACAAAGGGCTTCTTGCAGAGAGCATAAAGAGTGTTGAGGATTTAGAAGCATATCCTCAATACCCTATGGATAAGGGGTTTATTGGGCATACGAGCTCGAAACTTCCAATCCAAGCATGGAACCACGAATTAAGACATGAAGGAATAGAGGCTTTAGAATACGGTATACCGCGCGTAATTGAGGAAGTGCTTACAAGGATGTATGATGCAGAGTATGGAACGGAAAGACGGAAAAAAGACGCCAGATTGTATATAGAGAAGATTGCTGAAGACAATGAAATGTCCGTAGAAGAGCTAATGAAATACATGAAGGAAAATGCGCCTTCTGAATTTGCAAGGAATACTGACGCGCTCAGAATGATTGATCAACTGAAAAAGAAGTTCAAAGAAAGAAAACTCAAAGAAAGACAACAACAATAACGAGAGAAATGCTATGGCACACGAAAGCAAATATAGAGACGATATACCTTGGGGTCCAAATGCGCGTGGTCCTTCTTTAGAGGCGATCCGTCAAATGCAGGAGGAACAAACCGCAGAAAGGATGAGAGCAATAGAGGCTCTCCTTGCTAGGTTGCAGGGAACCGGCCAGGAGCAAATGGGCCAATCTCCACGTGACCAGAGATTCTGGATGAATGAAGGGGCGACGCGTGAGCCTGTTCCCACAGCCACTAGAGGTGGCCCTTCCCAGATTCCAATGCGAAGCGGCGGAAGAAGGGGCTTGCTACCAACAATTTCTCCACCGGCTTTAGAGCATGAAATGCTGAGTGAGATGTCGGGTGGGCCAGAACCAATGCACGGAAGAAACAGACCGCTTGATCCTGACTTCCGCGAAACGATGGCAAGACTGGTAAGACAGCAAATAAACCCATCATCAGAGCGTACCACCTATGGGGGTGGACCAGTAGGTATTAATCCGATTAGTTCGCTTGTTCGTAGAGCGAGAGCTCCGTTGCCTAACGATATGGGCTATCCATCTCCCCCAGCAGCAGCTAGGAGAGGACCGCCTCCAATGCACCTTAGACGAAGGGGAGTATCTCCATATGGCCCTTCTCAGTACGAAGAGCCTCCTTTCAGAGCAAGCGAAAACCAACTTCCGTGGGTATGGCGGTAGCATGGTAACTGAAAAGCAGGGCAAGTTCATAGAAGCTTATTCCCTAACGGGAAACGCATCTAAAGCTGCTATTTTTGCGGGGTACTCTGAGAAGACCTCCAAACAACAGGGTCACAAGCTTAAAAAGCAGTTCGCTAATGAGATAAAGGAACACATAGAGCGGAACTTACTTGATGCTGCTCCTATGGCTTTAGCACAGATGCGTGAATTAGCCTCTGAAGCCATCTCAGAGAGCGTTAAGCTTGCTGCTAACAAGGACATCCTCGACAGAGCTGGATTGAAGCCAACTGAGCGAATAGAGCAGACTATCTCAAGGGTAGAGCAGTCTTCAACGAGAGATTTGATGAGAGAGTTAGATATACTCACAAAAAGGGAAGTTGTTGAAGAAGAGCAGATTCCAGAAAGGCTGAACTAATGCCTTCAGAGAGGGTTGGAGGAGGCTGGAGATGGGGAAAGAAAGGCAAAATCTACAAAAGGAAATCAGATGCTGACAAGCAGGGTAGAGCCATACACGCAAGCAGAGACAAGGGAAGAGCTGGAAAGAGCGGTAGAAATCGCAAGAGAACTAAGAAAGCGTGAACGGTTCAACAGGCTTGATTTCTACGATCCCTACCCATACCAGATAAACTTCCACAGCACTGGAGCTTCAGCTAATCAGAGATTGTTGATGGCTGCTAACCGTATAGGAAAGTCCTATTGCGGGAGTGCTGAGCTGGCTATGCACCTGACTGGGTTATACCCGGACTGGTGGAAAGGAAAACGTTTTTTTAAGGATATAATTGCGTGGGCTGGTGGGGTTTCAAATGAAACCACCAGAGATATTGTACAGTATGAATTATTGGGTTCCCCTGATGACCCGGAAGCGTGGGGTAGCGGATCTATTCCCAAGCATTTGATAATGAAAGCAGAGCGAAAACCCGGCGTCCCTAATGCAAAGAGTGTTGCCCTTATTAGGCACGTGTCAGGCGGCAACAGTTCGCTTTTTTTCAAAGCCTATGAGATGGGTGTTGAAAAATGGCAAGGAAGATCAGTTGATTGTATTTGGCTTGACGAGGAGCCTCCACGGGACATATACTCACAGGCTGTAACGAGAACCCTGGATAGAAAAGGCATGGTGTATATGACCTTCACTCCTGAAATGGGCATGACAGAAACCGTAGCGGGTTTCTTGAACAACCTAAAGCCTGGACAGTCCATCAACAACGCTACATGGGATGACGCTTCTGAAGACGTTAAGAGCTTGATGGGAAGTAACGGGCATCTCAATCACGCTGTGATGGAGCAGATCCTTTCCAGCTACAGCCCGCATGAGCGTGAGATGCGACGGTATGGTAGGCCAACAGTAGGTTCTGGGCTTGTATTTCCTATAATGGAAGAGAAGTTAATTATAGATCCATTCCCAATACCTGAGTATTGGCCTAAAATCTGCGGAATTGATTTCGGGTTCGACCATCCTACAGCTCTTGTGTGGCTGGCTTGGGACAGGGACGAGGATGAGATGTATGTATACGATTGCTATCGACAGGCAAAAGCGCCTCCTTCTATACACGCGGCGGCTATTAACAATAGACCCAGGTTTATACCTGTTGTATGGCCTCACGATGGGAATAGGCGTGACTCAATGGGCAACCCTGGATTGGCAGATCAATACAGAGCTCTTGGGTGTAACATGCTGCCATTTCACTTTGAAAACCCTCCAGCTTTGGGGGAAAAGAAGGGCGGCAACTCGATTGAGGAAGGGATAATGGCGATGCTTCAAAGGATGGAGGACGGCAAGTTCCACGTCTTCTCAACGCTTGGAGATTGGTGGCAAGAGTTTAGGATGTACCACAGGAAGGAGGGGAAAATAGTCCCCTTGCACGATGACTTAATGTCTGCAACTAGGTATGCTGCGATGTCAGCTAGGTTTTCTGTTGCAGAAGACGACCCAACATGGACTAAAGACGTGGATTATATGAATTATGGTATTGTTTAATGGCTGATAAAATTAGCGAAGAAGACATTGTAACAAGAATACGCGGGGAGATTACCGACTCTCTTGGCTACAGTGATACTATATCTAAGCAGCGTGAAATGGCTATGGACTATTACTATAGCTTGCCCTTCGGAAACGAAGTGGAAGGCCGCAGTCAGTTCGTAGACTCGACCGTACAGGATACTATTGAATGGCTCAAGCCCTCTCTGATGCGTGTATTCGCATCAGGAGACACCATGGTAACCTTTTCCCCCGTAGGGCCCGAGGATGTAAAAGGAGCAAAACAAGCTACGGATTACGTTAATCACGTATTCATGAAGGATAACAATGGTTGGGAGATTCTTTATTCTTGGTTTACAGATGCACTATTGCAGAAAAACGGTATCGTTAAGATTTGGTGGGATGAAACAGAGAAATGGAATAGGGAAGAATACAAAGGTCTTGATGATGAAGAACTTGCCGCTCTTGTAGCTGACGATGATGTAGAAGTTATTGAACACACATCCCCAGGAGAAGAGGAGGAGACTTCGTACGGAGTTACTTCATCTGAGGGGCATCACGTAGTTATTACCAGGAATGTAAAGAGGGGTAGCGTTCGCATAGAGAATGTCCCACCAGATGAGTTTCTAATTTCAAGGGAAGCTAAGACGCTTCAGGATGCAAGATTCGTTTGTCACAGGGTTCCTAAAACACTATCAGATCTCAGAGAGATGTATCCCGATCAAAATCTTGAACCTGAAGATTTAACTGGCGGTGGTTTTGATGAAGACGAATACTCAATGGAAAGGCTTTCAAGATATGAGTTTGACAAGTCTGCAAATTATTGGGGTGATGCGTGGGGAGGAGGTTCTTACGATGAGTCCCTGAGAACTTACTGGTTGCATGAAAGCTTCCTAAGAGCAGATTACAATAATGATGGTATAGCTGAATTACGCAAGGTTTGCACTGTTGGAAACAAAGTGCTGGCTAACGATGAAATAGATCGTTATCCATTCGTTTCTTTGACGCCCATAAAAATACCGCATAAGTTTTTTGGACTGTCTGTTGCTGATTTAGTAATGGATCTTCAATTGATGAAGAGTACATTGATGCGGAATTTGATGGACAATATGTACAACCAGAACTTTGGTAGGTACGCAGTCCTTGAAGGACAAGCTAATCTGGACGATCTTCTTACACAACGTCCCGGCGGTATAGTTCGAGTTAAGAGCCCGAATGCGATTATGCCTCTAACAACTCCGCCATTACAGCCCTATTCGTTCCAGATGCTCACGTATCTTGATGGAATTCGTGAGTCAAGATCAGGTGTATCTAAGAATACACAGGGATTAAATGATGATGCGTTAAAATCCCATCAGACAGCAACTGCTGTTGCGCAGGTTATGACTGCCGCACAAGCTAGAGTTGAACTCATAGCCAGGAACTTCGCGGAGACTGGTGTAAAGGAGCTTATGCTTGGTATATATGAGTTAGTTCAGAAGAACCAGGATAAGGAACGAGTTATACAATTGAATAATGAGTGGGTTACTGTAAGGCCAGATATGTGGAGAGATAAATCAGATTGCACTATATCGGTTGGGCTTGGTCACGGCAATCGAGATCAACAGATGATGCACTTATCTCAAATGATGCAATTCGCTTCTCAGGCAATGTCTGGTGGGCTGAATATCGTAACAGAACAAAACCTATACAATATGGGTGCCGCTTTAATACGGAACATGGGATTTCAGAATGTTCACGATTTCTTGACGGACCCTTCGGCTGCTCCTCAAAAGGTAGATCCGCGCCAAGAAATGGCGCAAGCTGAACTGGAGATAAAGAAGGGAGAGCTAGAGATTAAAACGGCTGAGACACAAATCAAAGCGCAAAAACTACAACTTGAAACTGCTAAATTGCAATCTGATAATCAATTCAAAATGGCTGAATTGGCGTTGGAAAAAGAGCAGAATAGAGCTGTTGCGATAGGAGCAACATGACAGACGAAGCTAGAGATAGAAATGCTAAACGACTTCTACAGGATGAATTATTCGTAGAATCATTCCAAGTTGTAGAACAAGAGATTTTAGACCTGTGGAAAACCACTGGGTCAAACGATGTAGACCAGCGAGAAGCTTTCTGGCTGGCACTGCGACTGCTTGAAAGGCTGAAAGGACATATCACCTCTGTTGTTCAAACAGGGGAAATGGAAAGGATGCTAGACAAGCAACACCCGTACATCTAAGGAGAATTTATTATGGCGGATACGCATGAAGCCCCGCAATTGCCGGAAACGGTAGTAGGAGGTACTGGCAGTATAGCAACAGCACAAGAGGCGTTAATTGGACTTATGGGACCCGATGAGGACATCCCTAAGAAAAAGGAAGCCACACCGGCGGAAGAGGTAGAGTCTACTGAGGAATCTCAAGACGAACCATTGGAAGCGGAATCTGAAGACGATTCTGAGGAGTATGAGGAAGAGTCTGAAGAGTTTGATGAAGAGAGCGAGGAGGAAGAGGAGCCTGATTCCTACACTGTTAGAGTAAACGGTGCAGACCATGAGGTGTCCCTTGGAGAACTCGTAAAAGGTTATTCTCGACAATCAGATTACACCAAGAAAACCCAGGAAATAGCTGAAGAAAGAGGCCACATGGAGAAGGCGTTAGAAATGGCGCGTTCAGAAGTTGGACAGATTCAGCAGGAACGGGAAGAATACGTTGCGTCATTGCAGAACGTAATAGACAACTCAAACGAACATCTTCAGCAGTTTATGAACGTCGATTGGGAACGTCTAAAGGAAGAAAGTCCTATAGAGTATGTTACTCTACGAGAAGACTATAGAGATGCGCAAGATCGTGTCCAAACCATGTTCCAGCAGCAAGAAATGGTTAGGGCAAAGCAAGCAGAGGATGCTGCAAGACAGCATCAAACTGTGGTAGCAAGCGAACATCAGAAGCTTGCTGACAAGCTACCAGATTGGAATGATCAAACCAAGAGGCAAAAAATAGGAACTCAATTACGAGACTATGCAACTGGTTTGGGATATTCCCCCCAAGAAGTTGGATCTTTGGTAGATCACAGATCGTTGCTTGTATTGCGAAAGGCTATGCTTTATGACAAAGCCAATCCCTCTAAAGTTGCATCGAAAAAGCTCAGAAACAAACCGAAGGTGGTATCTTCTGGGTCTATTAGGGACAAATCCAGTAGTTCTAAGGCGACACGTAGAAAACAAATGGAGCGTCTTCAAGGGTCAGGCCGCATCGATGATGCGTCTACACTTTTAGAGGACTTTATAGACATTTAACTAAGGAGGGAATGCTATGACAGTTCCTGCAAACACTAGGGAAACCTATGGTGCCATTGGCGTCAGGGAAGACCTAAGTAACATTATATATAATATCAGTCCAATGGACACTCCGTTTATGAACGGTGTTGGACGGGGT